AACGATGACAAGAACTCAGACACAGACAAATACTTCAACTCAAACAGTAACACCTACTGAAGCGGCAACAAGTACACCAACAAATACTAGTACTTCTACTCCTACTCAAACACCTACAAATACACTAACACCAACAAATACACTAACACCAACGATGACAAGAACTCAGACACAGACAAATACTTCAACTCAAACAGTAACACCTACTGAAGCGGCAACAAGTACACCAACAAATACTAGTACTTCTACTCCTACTCAAACACCTACAAATACACTAACACCAACAAATACACTAACACCAACGATGACAAGAACTCAGACACAGACAAATACTTCAACTCAAACAGTAACACCTACTGAAGCGGCAACAAGTACACCAACAAATACTAGTACTTCTACTCCTACTCAAACACCTACAAATACACCAACAAACACACAAACACCAACAATTACGCAGACTCCTACAAGAACATCATTCCCAACTAACACTCCTACAAGAACTCAAACACCAACAATTACACAGACACCAACAGTATCACCAACAATTACACAGACACCAACGTTTACTCCTACACCAACTCAAACTCCAGTAACATGTTATGAGTATACATTCACTGGTGGTAGTGCGGATGTGTATACTTATTATTGGACTGGTTGTACGGGGACTGATAATTCTATTGCTTTTGGAGGTACTGATCCGATTTGTACATTCTTTGCTGTCAATGTAAACGCCTTTTATGAAATAGGTGGCGATTATGTTATCTGTGATTCAAACTCGATATCAGGAGGTACTTGTGGTTTAAGTGTCACTCTAGCATCATACCCTTGGACTGCTTCTACACTTTGTTTATAATATGAAATGTCTAAAAGGTTTTTATCTCAATGAGACCCTCAATGATAGTGTAGTTAATTACAGAAGATGTTCAGACGGTCTTAATATAACACAGGTTATTAATCCTAATGAAAAAGTAACAATTTGGTTCTTCGAAGGTAGTCTTACGACCGCATTTGAAGACCAAATTGTATCTGAAGTTGTTGAATTTCCACAAACTTCCTTAACTCCTTCTACAAGTTCAAATAATCCTGAAGGAGAAACGTTAACCCCAACACCAACACAAACAATTACCCCTTATTTTTCTCTAAGTCCAACACCTACACAAACTTTAACACCAACATTAACTAAAACGCCAACTACGACACCATCAATTCCTCCTACACGAACTATTTCTCCGACTATAACAAAAACACCAACAGTAACAAAAACAGAAAATAGTACACCAGAACCGACACCAACAAAAACCCAAACACAAACCCCAACATTAACTAGAACATTAACACCTACTAGAACTCCCACAAGAACAAAAACACAAACACCAACAATCACAAGTGGTGGCTGTCCATATATTTTAACTATATGTTATAATTGGACTATCCCTGTCGGGGGTCTTGGAGTGACAAATTATAGTTACTTCAATTGTATTACTGAACAAAATACGGTCATAGACAATTCAGTACAGAGAATTGTTTGTTCCACAGCTAGACCTCAACCACAAGGACCTGGTCCAATTGCAATTCAAGGTTCTCAGTGTGATACTGTTTGTTTACCCCCAAGTCCAAGTAACACACCAACTATAACACCAACTATAACACCAACTATAACTTCTAGCCTCACACCCACACTCGGTCTATGTGAGTTTCCATATACGTATTGTTTTAATTGGACTATTCCTCAAGAAACACCTTCGACACAATATGACTATTTTAATTGTATTACTCAAGTTTACACAAGTGTATCATCCGATATACAAAGAACTGTATGTTCGTCTAATCAACCAAAAAGACGTGATGGTACATCATCAGCATTTTCAGGATCAGCATGTCTGACACTATGTATAAGTCCAAGTCCAACACCTACAAGTACTCTGACCGTAACACCAACCAAAACACTTACTCCGTCAGTTACTTCTTCACCACCACCACCAGTTATTGTTACAACAATAATAAACGTGTCGGGTTGTACTGGTGATATTGTTGAAGTTCCAATTCATATCACAATGAATCCATCGGTTTCAATAAGTTCTTTGAGTTACGCTATTACATATGACAATAGTGTCTTATCTGGAAATAATACTAATCAATCAACAAGAATATCAGGATTAGCCACTGAATTTTCAACTATTATTACTAATTTTAGTACTTTTAATGGTATACCACAATTTAGAGCTACATGGTTTGATTTAACACCAGTCTTGTTTAATGGTGTAATTTTCAATGTGAAATTTAAAATTTTGACATCGGGATCTCATTTATTGACGTGGGATATAATAAATATTGGTAATTGTGAATATACTGATGAAATAGGTACAACTATAGAACCAGTTGAATGGACAAATGGATCTGTTTTAGAAAACCCAAATTGTAATTCTTTTATTGAAATAGTACCATCGGTAAGTGTTACACAAACACCAACCATCACACCTACTCCACCTAATAACTTTTCCCATAACACAATATTTTTAACATTTAATTAAGATGAATGAAATTATATCTAACACGATACAAAAATTGTATGAATCAACACCTGAGGACATTCAAGTTGCATTGTCTTACAAAATAAAAGATGGTGTTGTTACTGATGAGATTTGTATCGGATTTCGTGTTACAAAAAAAAAACAATTTTCAGAACTCTTACCTGAAGAAATTTTACCATCTGAGTTGGAGATTGATGGTGTAATTTTTAACACAGATGTCGTAGAAGTTGGTTCGATTGAACAGTTATCCTGTGTAGAACCTATAGGTGTGAATTGTGACGATACCATTTGTAATAGTTGTTTTAACTGGTTATCTCAACCTGTGGAGAATAAACAGAGGATAAGACCTGTTGTTGGTGGTTTATCCATAACATCTCAGAATAAAATTGGGTTTGTAGGTACTTTAGGACTTTTAGTCGTGGATCGAGAAACAAATTGTTTGTTAGGTTTAACGAATAATCATGTTGTAGTTAAAAATTCATCTATTTCATCTAAAAGAAGTGTTAATTTTGAAATACAAAATGAATTAAATAATTTTGTTTATCAAAATGGAGAAACTCCAAATGAAATAGTTTCTAACTCCAATTATTTGAAGATTGGACAGGTTTTAAAATATGTTCCTTTAAATAATACGGAATACAATCAAGTAGATGGGGCTCTTTTTTCAATTAATTCCGATATTTCTTCTACTGAGACTTCCTCTAATATTTTGGGTTTAACAGGACAGAGTTCTTTTTTAACATTTGCATCTACTCATGAAATTGATAATCTTTTGTCGATAAACCCCCCTGTCAAAAGTTCTGGAAGAACTACAGGTATTAAACAGGGCGATTGTGGGTTACGAATAACATCGGTGTCACTTAATACTAGTGTTAGGTATCATTGGGGGGTATCAGGTGGAACCTCAATAAGTAGATCGGTACCTTTTAATCGTTTAATCGAGTTTACTCGTAACAATATTAATTGTAAATATCCTGTGGCCGCAGGAGATTCTGGTTCAGTATTAATTGCAGAATTAAACGGTATTAACAAAGTAATTGGATTAGTTTTTGCGGGCTCTTCTAATGGTTTGATTGGTGTTGCATGTAGAATTGACGATGTAGTCTCTCAATTAAATATTGACCATTGGACAGGTCAAACTGTAAATTATGTAAATAGTATATCAACTAAAACGGTTCAAGGTTTATCTTCATTACTAAATATTTCGTGTGGTAATCAAACTTTTTGGCAAATAGGAACTACTTCAGTTGATAATCCTTGTTAAATGTTTTAAAAAAATACATAAAACTTTAATCTATAGATATTTTGTTATTAATCATAATATTTATATGAAAACCACTAAAAAACTACTATGTTCAAAACTTATGAGTTGATAGTGGTGATTAAATTCAAAAAATAAACTAAATGAAAAACATCTATTTCGACCATCTTTGTAATCAGACGGTTTAATAATAATCATAACTTCATTAAAAATTAAAAAAAATATATGGCAACTTCAAATAAAATTTTTGTGTCACCTGGTGTATACACATCTGAACGAGATTTAACATTTGTAACACAAAGTGTTGGTGTTACTACATTAGGATTAGTAGGTGAAACTCTTACAGGCCCAGCCTTTGAACCTATTTTCATAACAAACTACGATGAATTTTCTGCTTTTTTTGGTGGAACTACTCCTGAAAAATTTGTTAATACTCAAATTCCGAAATATGAATTAGCTTATATTGCAAAATCCTATTTACAACAGTCAAATCAATTATTTGTGACGAGGGTTTTAGGTCTTTCGGGTTATGATGCTGGCCCTTCATGGTCTATTTTGACACAAGCAAATGTTGATGGCACAACAATTAATACTACTGATACAACAGGGGTTGATTTTACCTGTAATTTTTCAGTAGATAGTTCTGGAAATGTAACTTTTACAACACCTCCAACTGCTTTTTGGAGTAATGACTTTACTACACCTTATACTCAACTTAATGGAACACCATCCACATACTCGTCTCAATTTACATCTTTAATTAGTTTAGTTGGTACGACCTCTTTAAATCAATCTACTATTTATATTTTTGGTACTATACCTTCTTCCGCCTACAATAGTATTTCTTCTCAATACACAGGACAAACTAATGTCTTCCAATGTTCCGGTCTAACCACTGACACTGCCGACTTTACATCACCTGATAATGATGCTTGGTATTATGCATCTTTTGACCCCCAACCAAATTATAAGTATTCTGGATATTCATTTTACGCTTATGTAGATTCTACAACAATTGATGGTCAAGGATACACTGGTCAAATAAGAGGTAAATCATTTACTTATTCGGGGGATTCTTTTAATCAGTATGATGGTATTGTTGTTGCAACTTTAAGGTCTAGAGGAATTTCTAATTATGGTTCAGGTGGCGATGGTCCTGCTTATCAAATTACAGGATTGACAAGTGTTGGTTTAGATTTTACTGGTTCTTATTCTTCAGCAACACAAAATCCTTTTGTTAGATTTGCTATTTCAGGTACTACTGACGGCACTTCAAATCCTAAAAATTTCTCATTTGTTGGTTCTTTTTCAAATACAGATCAAAATTATTTACCAGCAGTTTTAGGTAGGACGAATTTTTCAAAACCTAGAACAGAAGTACCGTTATTTGTTGAAGAAATTTACCCAACGTTGATGTCTTATGGATATAATAAAGGTTTGATTCGTGGTTTAAGGTCTGAATTGGTTGCAACCCCAGGCTTACGGTATGGCTCAACAACAAACTCTATAGCTAATTACTTGTCTAGATATAAGACCGCAGAGTCTCCATGGGTGGTTTCCCAATTACGTGGCAGTCAAGTTGAAAGATTGTTCAGAGTAATTACAATTTCTGATGGAGATTCGTCTAATACTCAAGTTAAGATTTCCATTCAAAATATTTCTTTTACAAATAATACTTTTGATGTAGGTGTACGTGATTTTTTTGATACCGACACAAATCCTGTTTACTTAGAAAAGTTTACAAATTGTTCTATGGACATTACATCGAATAGTTATGTCGGTGTTAGAATTGGTACGTCAGATGGAGAGTATGCTCTTGTATCCAAATATATTATGTTAGAGTTGAATTTGGACGCACCTGTTGATTCATTACCTTGTGGTTTTGAAGGCTATGTAATGAGAACTTATTCATCCCTTACTACTTCACAACCACCTTTCCCTATTTACAAAGTAGCATACAATTATCCTGGTGAAGTAATTTATAATCCTCCATTTGGAATCACTAGTGGACCTGTCGCTGGACGAGGATTATCTAACGCGGTTGAAAGTACTGGCGATAAAATTCGTTCTACATTTTTGGGGATTTCTTCACAAATTGGTTATGATCCTGATTTTTTCCAATATAAAGGTCAGAAACCACCAACTTCTTCGTCACAACTATGTAACTCTGAAGAATTCGCCCCTTGGGACTATATCACACCAGGATTCCATATGGATTCAGGTGCCACTGTTGTTTTAATAACTACAGGTCCTACTTCAGGTACCCCCGCCTTTGAGTGTGGAGATGCTTCATTTAGAAATGATCCACAAAGTGCCGAAAACCCATATTTCTCTATTCAAGCTCGTAAATTTACTTTCTTGGTTCAAAAAGGGTTTGATGGTTGGGATATTTATAGAGAATACAGAACAAATGGAGATGGTTTCATTGTTGGTGGTACTGGATACCAACGTGGTGCTTGTTCATCTTTAAAATATCCCTACGCTACTGGGTGGGGAGCTTTTAAACCTATCACTTTTGGTAATACTAGTGAGTATGCTAATACAGACTATTATGCGTATCTTATGGGAATTCAAACATTTGCTAATCCAGAGGCCACAAATATTAATGTGTTTGCGACTCCAGGTATAGACTATGTTAACAATGCTAATCTTGTTGATGATGTTATCTCTATGATTACATTTCAAAGAGCAGACTCAATTTATATTGTAACCACACCTGATTGTAATGTATATTTACCAACAAATACTGATAACTTTATTTATCCGACTGAGATTGTTGATAATTTAGTAAATTCAAACATTGATTCAAATTATACGGCAACGTACTATCCTTGGATTTTGGTAAGAGACACTGTAACTAATACTCAAATTTATTTACCACCTACTAATGAAGTTTGTCGTAATCTTGCCTTAACCGATAACGTTTCTTTCCCATGGTTTGCAACTGCTGGATATTCTCGCGGATTAGTTAATGCGGTAAAAGCTAGGAAAAAATTAACCCAAGAAGATAGAGACACTTTGTATCAGGGTCGTGTCAATCCTATTGCTACATTTTCTGATGTTGGAACGGTTATTTGGGGTAACAAAACGTTACAAATTGCGGATACCGCTTTGAACAGAATCAATGTTAGAAGGTTATTGTTACAAGCTAGAAAACTTATTTCCGCAGTTGCTGTTAGACTATTGTTTGAACAGAATGATGCTAAGGTTCGTCAAGATTTCTTAGATAGTGTAAATCCAATTTTGGATGCTATTAGGAGAGACCGTGGTTTGTATGATTTCCGTGTAACAGTAAGTAGTTCTGTAGAGGATCTAGATAGAAATACGTTGAGTGGTAAAATATATTTGAAACCTACTAGAGCACTCGAATTTATTGATATTGAATTCTTGCTTACCCCTACAGGTGCTTCTTTTGAAAATATCTAAACTTAAATGTCCCAATATGAAAAATTAATGGTAATTTCGGAGGGTTTCGATGCTTTCGGAACCCCCGAATTAAAGTATTATGCATTTGATTGGGATGATAACATAATGCATATGCCGACCAAGATTATGGTTCTTGATGATAAAGGATCTGAAGTTGGTATGTCCACCGAAGATTTTGCTAAGTATCGTGGAATTATAGGTAAGGAAAATTTCCCGTATGAGGGGACAACCATTGTGGACTATGCTCAAAACCCCTTTCGTAATTTTAGAACAGAAGGAGATAGACAATTTATTATTGACAGTATGAAGGGAAAACCTGGGCCAGTATGGTCCGACTTTGTGGAAGCAATTAATAATGGTTCTATTTTTTCAATTATTACGGCTAGAGGACACAACCCAAACACTATAAAGCAAGCCATATACAATATGATTATATCTAATTATAATGGTATAAACAAAGATTCATTAATTAAAAACCTCAAGAAATACAGAAAAATATTAGGAAACAAAACTTATAATAGAGATCTTATAAATTATTATATGAATTTGAATAAGTTTTACCCTGTGTCTTTTGGAACTGAGGCTAGTGCTGCAAACCCAGAAGAACTCAAAGTAAAAGCACTACAAGAATTTATTAATTATGTAAAAAGACATGCAAAAAAACTAAAGAAAAAACTTTATTTGAAAGACAACGTCAAAGGAGCATTTACACCTACTGTTGGATTTTCAGATGATGATATAAGAAACTTAGAAAAAATTAAACAAGAATTTATTAAAGAACCAATATTAAGAACATATTCAACCGCGAGCGGGAAAAAAACCAAATTCTAATAGGAGAATATTCGAAAAAAAAATAAAGTAAATAGAAAAATTTTTCAACGCTCAAATTTCTTCAAAAAAACAATGGTACCACAATCATAAATTCTTTCAATATTTCGAGAAACCATAATTTGTTTTTCGGTTAACTTAATATCAAAACCTTCTTTTTTTAATTTTTCTTTTCTAAAATTCATTCTATGTACTCTTTTTTTTCCAATGATATACCAATAATTTGGTTTATTAATATTGGTCTGAGTAAACCCTAGTTTACAATACAAATCCCCCTGACTCCAACGACGATCCGCATAACTAATTATTTGAGTTGGGTGATAGTTTTTTATGAAGTGATTAAGTAATTTTTCAGCCCCCCCTACAACTATTGTATCTGTTTTATTACAAAACCTACTTAATTCATATCCACTATGATGTGAACCGATACCTAGTCTTGGTTTTGTAAAGGTCATCAAAGATACTAATTCTTGGTTATAGTATAAACCTAAATTAATTTTTGAATTTATTTTTCCTTGTAAATGGTGTGTGTCCAAAAAACTAGACGATGTTTGGGGGTCTACATTTTTAATAACACACTTTCTTGCAAACACTCTGTCCAAGGTAAGACCTAACAAATTTTTTAATTTGGACTTAATAATGTCTTTTTTGAATAACCATTCGTCTTCAAAGATGTGAATTAGTCGTATATTATTTTGTTCACAAATTTGGGTTTTATTCAAATGATAATTCTTTCCGACCTTATTTTCAGAATGCCAATACAGACCATTAAACTCAATTGCCAGATTATGTGAAGGTATGAAAATATCTATTTGATATGGTGGAATTATGGATAGTGATGATGTGATTGTCTGAACACCACAAGAAAGTAAAAATTGATTGATTTCTTTTTCTATGTTGGATACACTAGATGAACAGTTTGGACACCCATGCTTGGATAAATGATCGTAGGGGAGTTGATCGAATATCCCGTGTGTTGGACAAATTATTTTAATCTTTGTGTGTGAGTTATGATATTCCACAAGAGAATAATCATATTTGTCAGAATGAATTTTTTTAGCTCTTTCGATAAATTCAGATTCATTTAAACTAAACTTTTCTTTCTTTCGGTCAATTGAACATTTTTTACAACCTTGCCCGCACAAGTGTTTCGAAGGGGTTTGTTCAAAAACTCCATGTTTTGGACACAAGATTTTTACATTTTTTGTAGATTTGATAAAATGCACCAATGAATAATCATAATAAGTTCCGTGTTTTTCAATTGCTTTAGTAACAAAAGTTTCAGTGTTGGAACGGGGTTTACTTCTACTACAAGAAGGACAACCCTGACCAACCATATGTTGAGAAGGAAGTTTTTCAAAAATCCCATGAACAGGACATATAATTTTTACCTTGGTTTCTGAATTAACATAATTAGTCAATGAGTAGTCATATAGATCCCCAAACCTTTTTTTTACTTTGGTTAAAAACTCTTGGGTATTTGTTACCCTGTCTAAACAAAACTTACAACCATTTTTACCACGCAAATGTTCACTAGGTAATTGCATAAAACTGTAATTGTGTAAATTACAAATTAATTTTACTTTAATAGTGGGGTTTACATAATCAACAAATTCATAATTGAATTTATCAGAATATAATTTTTTTGATTTTTCAATAAATTTTGTTCTGTTGTAAAATATTTTAGGCATGGATATATTTATTAAGTGTATTTAAAAAGTACGACTATAAATATAATCAAAAAAAAATAAAATGGCAGATTTACTAATGAAAATGCCGGTTCCATACGAACCGAAAAGAACTAATAGATTTGTGGTTAGGTTTGACTCAACTCTAGGAATTAACGAGTGGTATGTTGAAACCGCTGGAAGACCTAAAATAGATATTACATCAGTTGCGATTCCGTTTTTAAACACTGAAACCTATGTGGCTGGAAGATTCAAATGGAATGCAATTAGTGTTGTGTTTAGAGATCCAATTGGACCTTCGGCAACACAAGCCCTTATGGAGTGGGTACGATTACATGCGGAATCTGTCACAGGTCGTATGGGATACGCCGCAGGATATAAAAAGAATGTGGATCTAGAAATGTTAGACCCAACGGGTGTAGTGGTTGAAAAATGGATATTGGAGGGTTGTCAAATCGTTTCAGCAGAATGGGATCAATTAAATTATGGTAATGATACATTAGCTAAAGCAACACTTAACTTACAACCTGATCGTTGTATTCTAGTGTTCTAAAAAATTAAAAAAAACCTGTGTATTAAAACACAAAACCTTTAATATTTAATTTTTTTTTTTCTTTGTTACATTGAAAAAAAAAGAAATAACGATGATAGAGATTCCAAATTTGATAGAACCATTAATGGCGAACAGGTACGCGATAGAAGTCGTAGGAACCGAGATTCCTAGTTATTTGTTTAGAGAATTCAAAATTTTCAATGAGGGGGACGAACTTATTTTTACGACAGAATTTTATGAAACAGTCAATTTTTGTTTTAACCCAAATGAGTTCTTCAAAATTACAGCAGTAAAAATATCATATTTAGATCCTACAGGTGGTGTTGTCAATCAATTATTGTTTGAAACAAAATCTATGAATTATGAAAAAATCGGATCATATGCTAGTGATGATTTACAGACCAATAAAATGAGATTTGTAATAGCAAAACACACAACTTCATTACTTTGTAAAAACTAAAATTAAAACAAAATTATATTATAAGCCATGGACGAAAATTTAATAAAATATGGACAAACAGATTTTACCTTACCACACGATGTGGTAAAATTACCGAGCGGTGGTAAATTCTATTCAAATAAAAAAAAGACAGTGAAGATTGGATACTTAACGGCTAGCGATGAAAATCTTCTTATGGGGTCAAATCCTAATGATCTAATCCTTTCTTTAGTTCGGAACAAACTTTATGAACCAGATATTAAACCAGAAGAACTCCTTAATGGAGATTTAGAAGCAATATTAATTTTTTTAAGAAATACTTCGTTTGGTTCTGAATATACAATAAATAGTGTAGACCCACAAACAAATAAAGTTTTTCAAACTACTATAAATTTAGAAGAATTAGATTTACGAATACCTAATGTTGAATCAGATGAAAATGGAACATGGACAGTAACTCTACCCAAGAGCCAAAGTCAGGTTACTTTAAGACCATTAACATATGGAGAACTTAATGAAATTAACAAACAGGCAGACACATATCCACAAAATAGAGTTGCTCCAAAAATGACTTGGAGATTACAAAAACAAATAATATCAGTAAATGGAGATAATACTCCTCAAACTATAAATAAATTTATTGAAACAATGCCAATTCTAGACTCAAAGTTTATTCGACGTTTTATTGACGAGAATGAACCTAAAATAGAATTAAAACGAATAGTAACAGCCCCGTCAGGAAGTAAGGTAGATGTAGAAATCGCCTTTGGGGCGGAATTTTTTCGTGTTTTCTTCTGAGAACCGAACATATCAAGTGGATGAGTTTTTCATTTTAAATCAAACACTTAAAATTTCATATACGGATTATTTGATAATGCCCATTTTTTGGAGAACTAGATTAATGGAACTTGTGAAAAAAAAATAATTTAGTTAGACTCGATATTTATATTAAATCCACCTTATAGCCCATCGATTTCGATGGGTTTTTTTGGTGTTTTTATTATAAAAAAAACAACGATGGATCCAAATTCAGCATCTACCTTTCAAACTATAAGCAATTTTCTTGCGGATATAGAAAACCAATTGAAAACCGTTTTTAATATACCCGCAATTGAAATGCAAATAAGACAAGCACAAGCCACATTAGCGGGTACTTTTGGTGCCACTCAAAAAGAAATAATGGGGCTACGAAAAGAATTAGCTATTGCGGCACCAGAAATTGTCAAACTTGGTGGTAACTTTCAGGATGTTGTAGATTTACAAAAGCAGGTCTCTGTGAATCTTGGAACTAATACTATTTTGGCAGGTGAAACTATCCAAAAATTGTTTGCCGTACAAAAAGTTTTTAAACTGACCACTGAAGCTATGGGGAGTGCGGTATTAGATTTTGAAAAAATTGGTATATCGGCAGGAGTACTCAGTACTAAATTTGAGACTGCGGCAAATCAAGCTAGAAGAATTGGTGTTAATACATCCGCCGTTTTTTCAATGATAAGTCAAAATTTAGACAATTTAAATAAATTTGGGTTTCAGAATGGTGTCGAGGGTTTAACTCGAATGGCAGCACGAGCGGCAGCTATGCGAATAGACATGAAAGAAATCTTTTATTTTGCTGAAAAAGTTTATAGTCCAGAGGGAGCTATAGAAACTGTTGCCGCTTTACAAAGAATGGGTGCCGCTGTTGGGGATTTAGCTGATCCGTTCAGATTAATGTATATGGCACAAGAAGATGTTGAAGGTTTGTTAACTTCTATAACAAAAATGAGTAGCAAATTTGCATACTTTGATGAACAGTCTAAAGAATTTAAAATATTTCCTCAGGCAAAACGAGACCTAAGAGAAATTTCAACAGCGCTTGGTATTTCACAATCAACACTCAATGAGATGATAATGAGTCAAGCCAAATTACAGAAGATGGGTGGAGAAATACGACTACAGAACGTATCCGAGGAAGATAGGTTACTCATTGCTGGTTTGGCAAATATGAGATCAGATGGTAAATATCAAATCAAAGTTGAAGGTCAAGAGAAATTAGTCAGTGAATTAAATTCTAAAGATTTGGAACTTTTAAAACGTGAACCTAAAACTTTAGAGGACTTAGCTCGTGAACAACTTACCGCTCAACAAACATTAGTAAACTTATTTAGAGCTAGTTTGATGACAAGAGCCTCATTAGTTGTTGGTGGAACAATACCAGATCAATTCGCACAAGCACTAAAAGGGGCGGCCAATGTACTTTCTGAATCTACAAAACCAATCACATCACCAAAAAATATAAAATCTGGACTTGAGAACCAAGATTTATTTTTTTCACAAGCAAAAAAAATAATAGAAGATCTTACATCAGGAACCGTAACAAATGCACAGGCACTCGAAAGAACTGGTAAGTTAATTGACAAACAACTAGAGGGGTTGGCTAAACTTGGCAATGAATTTGGAAAATTTGAATGGAATAAAGAACTAGAAAAACATATGACTTCAAATAATAAACTTTATACAGAAACTAAAACTTTATTAAATTTATTAAATATAAGTATTAATGATGCTAAAGATTTTATTTTTGGACCATTACACGAAACTATGGATGAACTGAAAAAAATAAAAAGTACACCAGACACTAAATCACTACAAGAGTATTTGAAAAAATCAACAGAAACTCCAGCGGCAGGTATTTCATATTACACACCAAATCAAAATGTGCCCTCGAAATTTACAACGTATACACCACCTATTGATAATACCTCAGAAACAATAACTAATGTATCACCATTATTAGTTAAAAACCAACTAAATATCAAAGATATGACCATTTCTCAAATATTACCAAATATTTTGAGTGAAAAAATACAACAACAAATGAAACCAGAACCATTGGTAACAAACACACAATATGTTAATAATATACCACAGAGAGAACTGCCAAAACGGGAAGAAGTCCAAACTGGAAATTTAAATGTAAAATTTGATGAGGTTAGTGGTAAAATATCATTAATGCTAACTCAACAAGATGGAAAAGAGACTAAAATTGATGATATGACTGTAAGTCAAATTATTTCTAATCCATTATTTAAAAATAATTTAAAGTCAATGATTGAAGACTCAAAACCCAAAAAACAATACGAGTCTGTTCCCTCATACGCGTAATTAAAAACCCCAAAAAAAAGTAAATCAAGTATTTATGGATAATGCCAAGTCAGTTAACATTTACCGCCACTGAAAGTTTAAGGAATAGTTTATTAGGTCGAAATTTAAGACCGTATAATAAACAAAATAGTGGTACTGTATATCCGTCACGAACACAATACCAACCAAACTATAGCAATGTAGTTGATTCTCCTGACATACTTATAGACCGATCTCCATACTCAAAGAACTTAAATGTATTAAATCAATTTGGGCCAGATGGTGGATACAACTATGATATTTCGGATATCAACACAACACTACAAAACAAACCGAATGAGGGACCATATGGACCATATCCACCGTACACAAACGAACTTCAAGCGTATTCACAGACATTTCAAACTAAAAGTAGAATAAAAAATGAATATTCACCGAGAGACGGATACCAATATTATGATGTAGGTGATTTTGTGAGAGTTCAAAAAAACTCATCATATTGGGACCCACCTAGTTTCAGACCCTCAACATATTCACCATACAGTATTTTACTATCTAATGTACCTGTTGGGTCAAATGGATCAATACTCGAAGATTCTGAATTAGCGCAATTAGGAGCACAATCTTTACAACAACTATTTAAAGACACTATAGATAGGAATTTAGAAACTGAAACAACTGGTAGATTAAATATTTTAAATGGATCTAAAGATCCAGTTAACCTAGCGCTTATCGTATCTGGAAAAAGACCTCTAGCATTTAGTGATTGGAAAATTACGGCTGGAGGAGATATTGGAGCTCGTGCTCAAAGTTTAGTACAACGGATTGCAGGGTTTACTTTTCCATCTTCACCTATACCAGGAGATATTCTACCAACAAGAACTTTTAACTCGACACAATCTGCGGTCATTGCGGCAGATGATGGTAGAAGAGGTTCTGTGTTTGGTTTATTTGGAACTAGACCGACAAATCCATCTCAATTACTTTTAGATTACACTGGAAAAGGACAAAGAGAACAACTTACAAATAGTTTAGTATTTAACAGGTTTAGACCAAAATATAATACAGGTGGGACTGGAGTCTTATCAGCAATTGGTCAAGCAATATTTGGGGGTTTTGGGGATGACCTTGGAGAAGGATTATACTATGTAGGAAGTCCAATGAACGAACCTGGATATATGAAGTCACCCCCAGGTGAAGTACCAATCAATGAATTTGGAGAACAAGTCATAGCACCAGTATATGGTCCAGATGTTTTGGGGATAGCGTATGAAGGCAATGATCTGACAGATAGATTTCAATTTGGTTTTAGAGGTGAAAACTACATAGATCAAGGAAATCTTATGGGTGGATTTACTTGGATGAAAGAAGAATTCATCCCCGAGGCAGGTAAAGGGGTTGGACCAAATGGAACTTTATCGAAGGAAGATGAAGACTTTCCAATGATTTCTAACGATTTTTTTGATAGTCAATCATCTGACTTTGACTTTAAACCAGGATCCATATTATTCGACACACAAAGACTTATTGATTCAACACCAAAAGGAGGTGCAAGGTACAAACATGTTGGAAACGCAATTAACCAAACGAGCAAAATATTCAATGATGGGTATAAACAAATAACTAAAGGTTCGAGAGTATTAAGATATACTCCAGAGTTAGAAAATAGAGTTATTGAATATTGTAGAGTTTTCACAAAAGATAGACCATACTTGTCATTTACTGATCTTCAAAAGTCTGACGGGAACATTCGTAAAATGGACTATTCAGTTTTAAACAATACGTTTAATGTAAACATAGCCCCAGAAAAAGGGGGGACTTCAACATATGCAAATGGTAAAGCAAAAAAATATATGTTTTCTATTGAAAATTTAGCCTGGAGGACATCATCTAGACCTAATTTAACATATGAAAGTTTACCAAAATGTGAACAAGGACCAAACGGTGGGAGAATAATGTGGTTTCCGCCATACGATCTTGAATTTAGTGAATCTATAAGACCCGATTTTACCCCAACAACTTTTTTGGGTAGACCTGAACCCGTCTATACTTATAAAAACACAACGAGGGGGGGAAATCTTAAATGGAAAATAATTGTTGACCACCCATCGATAATGAATTTGATAGCACAAAAAGTTTTGGAAAATAAAACAAATACTGAAGCCGATCAAATATTAAATTCGTTTTTAGCTGGTTGTAAAAAATATGATTTATATGAATTAGCGGCAATTTATAATACAGTGCCTCTAGATCAATTACAATCTACGATTAGAATATTGAATGAACCAAATATCACAGATGAAATTTATTCGGAGGCATATACTTCACTTATACCAGATCCACAAAATATATCATTAGAAATTCCTCAACAACCACCGACACCCTCTCTTGAAGAGTATCAAAATTTTGGGTTTTATTTTGATAACGATGTTCCACCTAAGTCTGGAGAGATATCAAATTATGAAACATATTATTCATTATATGTTACACAAAGCAATAAAGACAAATATGAACGACTTGCAACAACCAATCAAAAAGGACCTGTATCTGAATTTTTCCCCAAAGTAGTAGAATCTAATTTTTTGAAAACAAAAGAATTATGTGAAAAAATAATTAAGATTTTAACAGAAGATTCAACAGCAACAATAAAAATGGAGATTGTATCTTTTGCCTCATCACCAGGTACTATAGCATATAATAAAAGTTTATCGGAAAGAAGAAACACATCTGTACTTAAATTTTTTGAAGCATTTTCATCAGCATCAGGGAAACAATTAAAAGATTTTATAGGGTCTAGGCTAACAATAACCTCAATTGCAGAAGGAGAAGAAGGGCCACCAACACAACCTAAGTACATAGACAATACAATGGGACAAAGTGTGAGTTGTGGTGAAAATTTACTTGGAAATTCAAAAATATATTCTTATAATGCTATGGCTTGTCGAGTTACTAAAATAAAAACAATTAGTGTGACATCTAACCCAACACAACCTCAACCTAGTAATAATAATCCAAATATAACATTAATAGATGATGGTAAACAACCAAGTGCCCCGAAAAAAGAAAAAGAACCACAGTCCTTCACAGAAAAAATCTCAAGTAAAGGAGCGACTAAAAAAATATTAAGAATGTTACTTTCTGAATGTGATTATTTTGAAGTACTTAAAGATACTGATTTTTTTCTTTATAACTCATTAAAAAATAAACTGAAATATTTTTCTCCAGCGTTCCACTCAATGACACCCGAAGGTCTTAATGCTAGATTAACATTTTTACAACAATGCATGAGACCTGGGGACACTATACCAACAATAGGACCTGACGGTCAAAAAATAATGAACGAAGCACTAAACACTGCTTTCGGTGCACCACCAGTATTAGTAATTCGTGTTGGAGATTTTTATAATACTAAAATTATACCAACAAATCTTTCTTTACAATATGAGAAAAATCTCATAGATATGAATCCAGAGGGTATTGGTTTACAACCTATGATAGTCACAGTAAGTCTAGATTTTAACTTCATAGGTGGATCAGGATTAAAAGATCCAATCGATACATTACAAAATGCACTTTCATTTAATTACTATGCAAATACCGAAGTTTATGATGAAAGAGCGGAAGAAACTGACACATCATTGAACAAATTAGATGAACAAATTATACAAAAAATTCAGAATTTACAACCATTGGTGGGTGTGAATAATACAGATAAAAATCCAAAAGTTTTATTTGGAGAAACAATTGGTCAAATAGAACAATCTGGACAGACCGTAAGTGGTATCACTGGAGAATTAAAATATGAAAAAATATACAATGATCTCATTCAACAAACACAAAAATATTTTACAACAACTTTAAGTTTTTATCAAAATATTTTAAACGTATACGGATATGGTTTGATACCTATGTTATCCTCAATAAGAGGAACATTATTTAACGATAATTCAAATCCACAACCGACACCTGGTCCAAATAGATCATATAATCTAGGGAAAATCGTCGGGGTTGATACACAAATTTATGGAAAACCAGCGTTATATTGTGATAATATTAGATGGGCTTTTAAATCTCTAAATGAATATATTGACAATGAAGTTATTGGAATCTTCAAAACATACACACCACAAGGAAATTCATATACAACAGGGCCTGGTGAAATGGACACAATTACAATAACACAACCACAAAAAAATATTTTCAAAGAAAATTATAAAAGATTTTTACAAGGTTATGAACAAACTTTTCAGAATAAATTAACAGAATTTATTCAACCACTTATAACAGAACAACAAAATTTAGTATTTATTATAGATAAACTTAATTTTGTATATCAAAATAATTCAGACGGTGTTGTTAAAAGTCCAAATGAAGTTGAGATTTATGAACTAACTCAACAATTACCTAATTATTTACAGATAATACAACAGAATTTACAAAATTTTATAGATACACAAGACGTATATGGATTGTATTCGGACAATAGATATCAATATCCATCTAGTGGAAATTTTGATACAAGTGGTTTAACAGGGTTTTCGGCTTTGGTATCACCAGAACAAAAAACTGAGTATTTTTTAATGTCTAAACTATTGAGTGACAATAACGAGGCTAGACAATTTTTAATAGACCTTACAGCAAATTTAGATACGTTTACGAAACAAATAGTAACAAATTATTATTCAAACTTTTTGAAAAATGTTTATGATGGTTGTAATACGGCAGGAAAAAATTTACTTGTTAAGTATAAAGAAGAGTTGGGGAAACCCTTTGTAATCTACACACCTGAAATTGATACAAATAATGTTAAAGCCTCTTTTCAACAAACACTACCTAATTTACCGTTAGAACAATCTTTACGTGATTTATTTGCAGCTAAAAATGATACGGAATCGTATAATCCCTTTAATTTGAAAAAGAAATTTAACTAATGCAAACCTACTATAACAGATACCAAGAATTTTTAATAAATGGTGAACAAACCGTAGTACCTTTTGTTACTTTGCCTACAAAAGGAACTGATATTACTTATGTTTATAAAATGGGAGTCAGTAGACTTGATAAATTATCACAACAATTTTATGGTTCACCTTTTTTTGGTTGGTTGATCTTACAGGCTAATCCACAATTTGGGGGTTTAGAATGGAATATTTCTGATAATGCAATAATACGAATTCCATTTCCTTTGGTGTCTTCATTACAAGATTATAAAAATCAATTAAATACTCATTTCTTATATTATGGTAGATAACAGTATGGATGGTGATATTTTCATCGAAGTATCAGAAAACAATATTTTTTTAATTGATCCTAATAGAGTTCTTACTAGTGACGGTAATATTAAAGAAAGAAATGTTAAACATGAAAATTTAATTATGTATGCAAACTTGGAGGCTAAAATTTATCCAAGAACAAAACTTCTAGTTGGAGCACCAATCGACGACGCAATCCAAAATCAACAGATTGCTAGTTTTAATTTCTTAAGTCCTGGAGGAGAAGCATTTATGAATAATAAATATGTAGACGAAATTACAGGATTTAATACACTAGATGGGAATGGAGTTAATCAACCATCGTTTAACATAAAGAGGACTGACAAATCCGACAATTTTTATTTAGCACAAAATACTAAAAATAGAAAAGACACAGGTTTATTAGGTATCGAAAGTATTAGCATTAAAAACACTAGATCATTTACCCCGACAGTTGACATGGTCTTAATTGATGTAATGGGAAGAGCTTTATTTGAAAAAGGTGAAAATTCCGAATATGCTTTTTTCTTTAATCTACCATATCCTATGTTTTACCTAACTCTAAAGGGTTATTATGGAAGAGCGATTAGATATGAACTCATATTAACTAATTTCAGTGCGGCGTTTGAAAGTGGTACTGGTAATTATAGGATTAACCTAAAATTTTATTCCTACAAATATACAGTTTTAGCCGAAACACCATTGGGAGCTTTGTATGCTCTTCCATTTATGTACACACAGGAATATCAATTAAATCCTGTACAACAACCAACAAGTGTTGGGGCGGCACAAACATCAATAGGAAATAATCTATTGACAACAATTAATGTAAAAACTTCTAGAGGTCGTGACTTTTTAAAACAAATTTACCAAAGATACAAAAACGGAGGGTTACTCAAAAAAGATTTCCCAGAACTTACATTTGCTGAATTTTTAGCGGCTATTCAAGGACTTGAGAAATTTTTAGAGCAATCATATGGATTAGCAGATTTCTCACCATTAGATGATGGGGACACATATTTTAAATTGTTAAACGATTACAGAGATAGTATAGTAAATCAGAGTGATTCGTCTAGTTGGTTCAACATGAATGTTGATACGTCAAAACCATATGTTCTCAACACAGATCAAGACACTGAAGAAATTTTACTAGCTTGGATTTTTAATGAAAATAAAAGAAAAAACAAACAAGAAGCTCTAAATGGTTTAGGCGAACTACAAAAAATTGTAAATAATTACAATAAAACATTAGGGTCGAATAAAACATATGGTATCAATGGGAGTTTTGTGATAGATAACGTAAGATTTTCTAGTGGTGTTAAATCGATTACAAAAATTGACGCTAAAATAAGTCCTGATGTTTCATCGATTGAATATAACACTTTTGTAAAACAACTCACCCCCGACAATATTAATTGGGAGGCCACTTTTGAAGTGAGAAATAAAAGAAAACCACTACTTGGTGAAGTAGATATTTTAAGAGTAAAGGAAAGTGAATTTTTTCAAACAGTTTTTAGTCAAAGTCAGTTAAATATACCTACGTTTCCAACATATAATTTTGTATTTGAAGGTAAAAAAAATTTTTCAGGCATCATTGATCAATGTTTTAAAGAATTTGCAGAACAACGTCTGTTAGTAACAAATGAGTTAAATAATTTCTTAGCAAAAAAAATTGAAGGGCCAACCGGTCTAGGTTTTAAACCAACAATTAGAAATGTTATGGCAATTATTTTTGCGTCAGTTGAGGCTTTTTATAGATTGATGGATCAAGTTCACACCGATGCCTGGAATAAAAGAGATAGTCAAATCAGAAAAAGAGCTATTTTTACAGATGATAATCCAGATAACCCCCCACTATCTTCGACAGGGCCAGTTTATCCTTGGCCACTTTACTTAAGGAAAGATAAAGATGGAAAATATGAAGTCAGATATCCAGGGGAATATTCTGAAGTTTTTTTAACTCGAGGATCTGATTTTTCAATCTGGCCTGAAATTGAATTTGTGGAGGAATATATTAAAGGACTACAAAATAGTCAAGAAAGTTTGTCAAATATTTCACCAACACAATCAGATTTAGATGGTAGTGGAGTAATAAACAGAATTACAGTAAATGGTGTAGAATTCCCGACTAGTAATATAATTTTGAGTGATTATCAAGATGTAAAATTTATTTATGAAATTTATGAACGATTTATTCTACCAGCTTTTTATGATAGAATATTGAATGAAAATTCTGATTCAATTACAGTATATTCCGATATTGCAAATATGGAAGTTACGAATATAAAAAGTTCTTTAAATGGATACTCAAGTCCAAATTTGATAAAAATTCTAAAAAATTTTGATTTAAATTCTGACACTTTTCTTCCTACACTAAGAAGAATATCAAATGATGGTGTTGGTTTATCTTGGCAACAATTTATTCGTGGTATTTTTACATCTGAATATATGAGGTTAATAACAAAGGATGACTTTGCAATTTTGAGTAACAATACAATTTCATCGGCTAGTGTTAACTCAAATAAAAACCCAAAAATATTGACTAGACTTGGGCAATATGTAAAAAGTCCTAAATCGACAACAACAGATTTCTTAGATTTATTACCTTTTAGAGATACTAATTGGGTTTCTGAAAATATGGTAAACATAAAAAATACAACAAATAATTTATATGACACTACAACTAGTTTGTTTTTAAACAACGATCTAAGTTATATTACAAACTTTGAAAGATCATCTAATTACGACGTTAACTTTAACAGACCGTTTGTCAACAATTCTTATTTAAAAGTTGACGCTCCAAATATTCCTAATAATATTCCCTATCAAGCAAATGGTAATAATTCTGCCGTAGGATTTAATGTATTCTATGAAACAAAAATTAATACGAATTCTAGATCGATAACTGAAGGACTTCTAAATTACTCAAATAAGACTGGTAATCTTACAGCAAATCAAACTGTATCAATAATCAATACTCCATTTTTTGTAAACGCACTTATGGAAGGTGTTGAAAACGAAAAAAATAAAGAATTATATCCTTACATTGCGGCCGCATATCTTTTTATAAATGGTTTACCATTAACTACTCTGAGAGAAAAATATAAAAATATTGGAAATATTACTAGTGAGTTGAATTACATGTTCACTACACTTACTAAATTTGGTGCCGTACACAGAGTTCCATACTCATGGATTCTAAAAATGGGATCAGTATGGTATAGGTATAAAAAATTTGTTAATGATGGGGTTGATATTCTGACTAATTCTTGGAAAAGTATTCCGATTCAAGAATATTACGATCCGACGACACTTGATTTATCCAAAGAATATAGTTTTACAAACTATCAAAACAAAACTGTAAATTTTGTAGCTCAAAAAAATATACTTGGTACGTCACCTTCTATTTCCTATACATCAGTTAAAAATGTAGGATTTTACCCAAAAGTAATTAATGATTTATTTTTTTTTATTACTGGTCAAAATTTAATGACAGGTTACACATCAAGCGACATACAAAAAGCAACTTTAGATGGATTAAGAATTGGAAGTACAAATTGTAAAATAGATCTACCAGAAGGTTTTGATCCCACATCACCAAGTAGATCAATGAGATACAACGGCTGGTTTGTATCGTTTGATACCAATCAATCACCCAAATTTGGGACAAATTTATTTGGTAAAACAATTATTTTTCCATCTTTAGGAACAAACAATAATCAAGTATTTTTTGAATGTTTTGAACAAGCATCACAAGGAATCCAAATGACACAAGAACTTTTTCAAAACAAGGCAGTAGATGACGGTTCAGTTAGGTTTTTTTGGGATGCAGCTAACTTTGGGTACTTCGAAACACCAAGTGTAAATAAACCTAATTATGACGAATATTTAAATATTTTAAAACCATCACAAAGTAACAGTGAAGCATTTACCCTGAGTGCTCAATATTCTAAAATAGAAGAGATTTTTGGCGTTTTCAAAACAGAAATTTTAAATTTGTTTGAAAATGAATTTTTAGAATTTTCAAAATCTAAAAATAGTTTATCACCAGAAAACATAGATCCGACCTATATTACATTTAAAAATTTTCAAAACGTATTCACCAATTGTTTAATTATTGATCAAGTCCCAAATACGTTAGACGAAAATAATTATGTCAACACCTGTGCTAGAAATCAAAATGTCTCAATAACTAATAAGTTAAATTCTTTTTTAAATTTTGATGTGGCATTTAAATTTGGTAATCCAGGAAATTTTGATAGAAAGATTTTCGGAAGTTTTACCACACTTCCATCATTTAGAGTTTTTGATGAATTTACTTACAAACCATATGTACTTGGATCTTTACCAGGTGATTCATTACAGACAAGTTTGATTGATTCGCAATTTAGATACCCCAACGCTTGGACAACTTTAAGACAGTATGTGGGTTTTTCGACAATAGAAAATGTACAATATTCTTCTTCAGGAAGTTATATTACTGATTTTTTTATAACTATGAATGTTGAATTTGAAAGTACAAATATAATCAATTTAGCTCAATTGATAAAAATTTTTGCAACGCAAAAAACCCTTAATAATGGAAATTATGATAGAGGAAACTTTATTTTAGACATTAATGATTTTTATTTAGAAAAGAACACATCGATGGAACTAGTAATAAATGAAACTATGTCTAGTTTGAGAAAGTTATTACCACAAGTACAGGATACTAACACAAAACCAATAAGAACTTCGATAGATGGTATGGTACCAAAATTAGAGCTATGGAGTACCTTCAAAGCGTTTAATGACAAATGGATTTCAGGATCAGATTTTCAAGAAAAATTATTATTTGAACAAGTTGTGTTTTTGGATAGAGCAAATAGAGATATTGGGGATTTAGTGATAATTGATGTTTTCGCATTGAATCAATATGCCTCATCATTTAAAAACATGTCTTCTAGAGTTATTGATGTTATTAGTAAAATTATTGTTGATAATAAATTTTTAATGATGCCTATGCCCGCATACATTAATTTTTGGGGACAAGGTCAGGTTAAAAACGGAATAACACCAAAAGCACAAAGTGTTGAAGATGTTGCAAATAATTTATTTGGAGTTTATAATGATGTAGATACAAGATATGCTGAACCTACATTTTTATGTTACTATGTTGGTAATCCAAGTGAACATTTAGTGATGGGAGATACTAATGTAAATGGATATCGAACCGATTCATTCGACTTTGGAAGACCCAATCCTCTTAACTACACACTAAAAGATAAGTCAGATTGGAAAAACTCTAATATGGTTGTTGGGTTTAACGTAGATTTTGGAACTAGAAATCAAGCAATTTTTACTTCAATACAATTAGATCAAAATTCTGCGGCCGCCACAACTGAGGCTAACAGAGTAATTACGGAAATTGCGGCACAAGCTGGAGGAACAAAAACGTCGTTACAAACTGTAAGTTTGTACAACTTATACAAAGTCCGTAGTTATACTGCAAGAATAGAATGTATGGGTAATATGATGCTACAACCAACAATGTATTTTAATTTAAAACATGTTCCAATGTTTACTGGTCCATACATGATTCAGTCAGTAGAACATAAAATAGAGGCGGGCCGTTTCACTACTTTTTTTGAAGGAGTGAGAATGCCAATATATTCTATTCCTATGATAGATAAACAACTCATATCAATTAACCAATCAATTTATAATAATTCTTTGTCTGAAATTAAAAGAAAAAGAGAAACTAGTTCGAGTAACTCCGTAACATCCAATATAATATCAATAGGAAATTCAGTTCAAACAAACGTTTCGTTTCAAAAAACAGATCCAGGACTGTGTTTTAATTCTATTTTAACCGCTAAAAATCCTTATAACACTTTTGAAGGGACAGAAGGAATTATAACGTCAATTCCTTTGTCAAGTTTTGCTGACAAATTAAAGTCAATATCAAATAAACCAACACGTATTATGACTTTTTTTACCGCATATGTGAATGGATATAAAGATGAAAAGATAAACAGTTTTAATTATGATTTAGGGGGGACACCATTAGCTGGGTATGAAATACCAAATATAGATTATGGCCAATTAAATGTTAATTTAGAAAAAAAATATATGTGTAAAAGGTTTCCTGACGGAAAAACTTACCCTTTTGCTACTTTTCTAGATTTCGATAAATCAATCAATTTTATCAAAACTAGATTTTCTGGAAACATACTTAATAAAAATAAGAATATATCTTATAATGGGTTATGGAATAATGATGATGATATAGTTGCGAATTCGATAATACTATGGGTAAATTATTACCCACAAAAAAGATTCCAAAATGAAGAAGAGTATTCAAAATGGGTCACAAATAATCAGAATATGATCGAATCATTGAAAACAATATCTAAACAATCATTAGAACAAATGAAAAAATTTGGATTGATTTAAACAAAAGTTCGTATATTTATATGTAACTCACCTAAACAACATTTGTTATTAATTAATGGAGTTAAAAGTGAGAAAATAAATTGAACCATTCAACCATATTTAGTGTTTGAATAGTTTCATAAAATTAATTAAAATAAAAAAATGGAATTACAAAATATTTTAGACAATTATTTGGGTAAAAGAACACGTTATACTCAAAAACAAGTAACAAATGGTTTTAGTGAGGTTTGCGATTTAGATACAGGTGATTGTTATACTGTTAGAGAAAGAGATGGATTAATAGAGAGAGTTGACAATACAATGAGAACAAATAAAAAAATCCAAGTAGAAACATCTCATGGAATTAAACAATTATTAAATGGATAAGATATGTCTATAGAAAAAAAAATTCTTCAAGAAATTAGGCGCCATCACCAAATTAACAAATATGTGATGGAACAGGAAGTTGCACCTGATACGGCGGCGCCAATTTTAGATCCAAATGC